TCGCCGCAGACGCGACGCTCTCTGTCGCGGACCTGTGCATCAACGCGCAGGAGGATAACGCCTCCTGCAACATGTACTCGCGCATCTACGTCTACGTGACCGTGGGCGATTCTGACGACGTGCGTGGCGTGCTGGTGGACAACATCCAGGGTGCCACGGAATGGGTCGTGAGCACGGCAACGGGCGCGGGTCGCGCCGAGTCGCAAACGCCGGTCGAGGTAGCGTCACTTGCGGGCGACCGTATCGTGACGGTCGTCGGCTACATCTCCAGCGAGACGGGGCCTACGACTCGTCAAGGCTACGTCTGGCGCGACGGGGCGAACGCTCTTGACGCCGCGAATGGCGGCAACGCGGTACAGCCCGCGTGGATCGACGTGCTGGTGCATCTGGTCGATACCGTCCCGCCGGTCACGGTCTGCTACGCCCCTGACCGCATCCTGTCCCCGGCGACGATAGCCCTGGACCCGACCGACGTGGGCAACGGGGTCGCGCACACCTACTACATCCTCGACGGCGGCGAGCAGACCGAGGGCACGAGCCTCGTCGTGACAGAGGCAGGCTCACATGCGCTGGAGTTCTGGTCGGTGGACGGGGACGCCAACGAGGAGGATCACAACACCGCAACGTTCGATGTCATCGCGGCAGGGACCGTTGGCGGAGGATTCCCCCGTCTCGGCATGTGGTGGCCGTGGCTGAGCCAGAGCGCGTTCGCGGACCCGGCCTACGCCGCGCGCTTCGACTGGATCGCCGTCTCCTCCGACGCCTCGGCGCAGCACATAACCGACCTGCGGGCGCTCAATCCCGACATCATCCTGCTCGGCACCACGAGCGGGCGTGAGCTGAACTACGTCGAGAACAACTACAACCACGCTTCCAATGTCGTGTTGCGCTCCGCGTCCCTGACGTGGGCCATGACGCAGGTCGGTTCCACACTCACTGCCGACATCAACGACAGCACGACGACCGTCCCGGTGGCGGCTGTCTCTGCGGGCGCGCTGGTCCTGTTTGCGGCGGGTGACGTGTTCATCATCGACAATGAACTGTTCAAGGTCGTCAGCATCTCCAGCCTCAACCTGACGGTGCAGCGCGGCACGTACATGGGCACGCCCGCCGCCACGCATACGAGCGGCGCACGGGTCGCAGCCGCCATCTCGCTCTGGCCGGGTGCTATCTCCTTCGACATGACCGCGAACTGCCCCGAGGCCGATGTCCCGGCTGGGAACGGGCTGACGTGGAACGAGTGGAACGCTCTGCGCGTCCCTGCGGCACTCGTGCTGCTCGACTTCGATGGGGTGCTCGTCGATTGCGTAGATGCGCGCTTCTCGGGCTATCTCGGCGTGGGTTCGCTTCCTGTCCGCTCGATAGACCCCGACCGTTCGAACACCGTGCCTGCGTCCTACAACGCGGTCGATTCCGAGTGGTACGCGGGCGTACTTGAGTACACGACGATGGTCCGGGCGCTCGTCGGTGACGACGTGATCCTGACGCCGAACGCGGGACAGCGTGACCTCACGGAGTGGAACGGTTCGCTCTTCGAGCACTACCCGCCGCCGAACCAGACGGCAGCGGACTGGTGGATGCGGACCTTCGGCACCGGGCGCCAGTGGAATCAGGCAGCGTCATATCTGGATGCGTGTGCGGGCCGCTCGCCGTCCTACACCGTCATCGAGACCAACGATCCCTCGCCGTTCGGTGAGGGTTGGGCGGTCAACTACCAGAAGATGCGTTTCGGCCTGTGCACGGCGCTTATGGGCGACGGGTTCTTCGGCTACTCCCAGTACAGCAACCACGTACAGTCCTACCCCTTCTGGTTCGACGAGTACGACAACGCGGGGCGTGGACAGGGGTATCTCGGCAACGCGCTGGGCCCGGCGGTCTGCCTCACGGAGGACAACGCCGACATCCTCAGTGGCGATGGTTCCTTCACCGATGCCGGGGACCTGGCCGCGTGGACGTGGGAAGTGACATCTCCCGCCGTCGCCAGCGCCGTGCTCGATGGTGGGACCATCAAGTGCGCCGTCACCACTCCCGCCACGGACTACATGGTGCGGCTCAAGCACACGTTCGCAGCCGTCGCGGGCACGACCTACCGTGTGTCCTACCGCGCCCGCGCAACCGGAACGGCTGGGATGTTCCCGCTGCACGTACAGTTCAGCGATGGCACGAGCAGCTACTGGGACGGCAACTACGCTTTCGTCACTCCCCAGTGGCAGGACTTCTCATTCGTCACGACCGTGGCTGCGAGCGGCACCGGGTACCTGAGCCTCTATTTCGGCGACTACGACGGCACGTTCTTTTTCGATGACATCCAGATACGCGATCAGCAGCCGCAGGTGTGGCGACGCGACTACCAGCGGGGCATCGCCATCGTGAACGCCGAGGCCACGGAGCAGACGGTCGCGCTCGGGAGCAGGATGTTCCGCCTCCGTGGCACACAAGAGCCGACCGTCAACAGCGGGGCGCTGGTCGATAGCGTGACCTTGGCCGCGCACGATGGGATCGTGCTGCTCAGCGCCAAGCGCGTCGGAATCAGGGTGGCGTAGATGGCGACCGCGAACATCGTCGGCGGCACCGCAGACGGCGTGCTGCTCAAGTCCAGCGGCGTCTCCTGGGCAGCGTGCCTGGCTGCCACGCCCTCTGTGGATACCACCCTCACAGCGACACAGTGGCAGAAGACGCTCAACGGTAGCGCCTATAACGACTGGCGCATTTACTGGTGTTTCGACATGTCCCCCTACGCGGGCACGACCATCACCGCCGCCACGGTCAACTTTTACCTTGAGGCTTACTATCTCATCTTCGCTTCCAAGATGTTCTACAACGACTGGGGCACGTCGCTCACCGCCGCCGACTGGGGGAACCTTGCCGTCCCAGCATCGGATGAGTTCACGCACGCGACGCACTCAGACATACACCTTGTGTCGATCCCGCTGCTCAACCCGCAGAACATCCTCACGTACAACGGGCGCATCGAGGTCTGCCACACCGACCAGACGACGGCTCCGGTCAACAACGACAACGGCAACCGCGTAAAGGTCATGATGGCGGACCACGCGACGGCGGGGTATCGCCCCTCGCTCGACATCACGTACACCACAGCAGCCACCTGTCCCGTGTCCCTGCTCCGCCACCGTTCGAACCTCGACCTTGGAGGACTCCATGGCTAGGCCCGTGAAGAATGTCGCGTTCGACATGGCCGTGGGGCTGCTGAAAAACGATGGGACGCTCATCGCCAACCCGGGCACCGTGACCGCGAAGATAAGCAAGGACTTCGGGGACTGGGCAGACGTGGGCACCGTGTCCGAGGAGGACTCGACCTACTCGCAGATCAAACTCGCGCTCACGAGCACGGAGATGAACGCTGAGAGCATCGACTACTACGTCGTGGATAACACGGCGGGCTGTGTCCCTGTGCGGGGCACCATCTACACCGAGGCCGCACCACTCACGGCAGCGGGCATCGCGTCGACTGTCGTCACCGCTATCAGCGACCTCGCCACCTACGGCCTTGTCGCGCTGAACACGCTGCTGGTTACGACCGGCATCAAGGTCGCCACGAACGCCGACAAGACGGGCTACGCGCTTGCCTCGACCGTCGTCACGTGCGCCGACGCCACCGCCGCGAAGGATGACCTTGCCAACGCCACGGACGGTCTGGGTGCGCTCAAGACGCTGATTGACGCCATCCCGACCAACCCATACACGGGCACGCCGCCGACCGCAGACGTCATCGGTACTGACGCGGCTGCGAAGGTGTGGGGCACGGCAGTCAAGGCCGTTACCGCCATCCCCGCCGTCACAGGTGCGACACTGCACGCCGACTACGACAGCGCCAAGGACGACGTGCTCACTCCACTGGGTGTCGTGGACGGCATCGTTGACAGTATCGCCGCCGAGATCGCAGCCTTCGCCTCGACCGACGACGTGGACGCGCTCATAGACGCCGCGATAGCCGCCGCCGCGCTCGCGACCGCCGCCGGGCAGAACTCCATCATCGAGCGCACGGACCGCATCCCCGACGTGCCGATGGCCGCTGGCGATGTGACCGTGGCCGGTTTTGCCACCGGCGTACAGGCGGCACTCGCCGCCGCGATCGAGGCTGTGATGGTCAACGAGACGGACACGACCCACCTGCTGCAGGCGGTCGTGGACAAGTTCGCCGCTGCGTTCCCTGACATCGACGAGGTGACGCTGTCCGCGTTCGCAGCGGCGATGCGCGCCGACATAGAGCGCGTAGGCGGGCTGCTCGCGGAGACCAAGGCCAGCGCCGACGCCGCAAACCGCACGACGCCGCCCTCCATCGACGACCTGCCGACGAATGCCGAACTCGGCATCGCCATCGCCGGGCTGTCGCAGGTTCAGGCCGCGCCCGACATCTCCGACCTCGCTACGAGGGCGGAAGTGCTGGCGCTGTCGCCAGTCCTCCCCGCCGCGCCACTCGACATGACGCCGGTCACAGACGCGATAGAGGCTATCCCCGCGCCGACGTTCACCGGGACGGTCACATTCGACGGCACCGTGAACAACGACGTCACCGTGAACCCGACGACGCTCGACGGCGGTGAGCGTGCAGCCATCGCAGCAGCCGCCATCGCTGCGGGAGTCGCCACGGAGCTGAACGCGACCGCGAACAAGGACGCGGTGCTCGAGGCCGTCACCGAGGGCACCATCACGAGCGGCGTCGAGTTCACGGACGAATCCGAGGACGCGGACGGGAACGTGATCGGCATCACGACGCCGGGCGCGACCATCCGCGCGTATGCCGCCGTAGCGGATCCGGCTCTCACCGCTGCGCTCAGGAAGTCGACCGCCGAAGCGAATGGGACGTGGTCGATCTACGTGGAGCCGGGGCTGCCCGCCAACGCGAACGGAGCGACGCACATTCTGGGCTTCACGAAGGACGGCTACTACGACGCCGAGGGCGGGGACAGCGTCCTGACCGCGGAGGTGACGGCATGAGCATGGAACTGACGCCGATCGCGCTAGTGGGCAGGTTCATCACTCCCCAGGACTTGGCCCCATTCGCCGACATCGAACCAGTGAAGGCGGCGGCCATGATCGCCGACGCGGAGACAATGGCCGTGCTCGTGGCCCCTCGACTCGATACGCTCGAGGCCGACTCCCCGCACATCGCGTCGGTGCGAGCGGTTTTGCGCGGGGCGATCCTGCGCTGGCATGAGTCCGGCTCCGGCGCCATCACGCAGACGGCGGTCGGACAGATATCGCAAACGATTGCTCCGAGGCGGTCGATATTCTGGCCGTCCGAGATCGAGCAACTTCGCAGCATCGGCGACGACACCGACACGGATAAGGCGTTTGCCGTTGACACCGCGCCGAGCCTCTGGTCGCATTCGCCCATCTGCTCGGTCTACTTCGGCGCCGCGTGTTCGTGCGGATACGACATCGCGCTCGAACCGATATACGAGGTGGAGTGATGCCACTCGATCCCGTTGCCGTTACGGTCGTGACTCCCGCGTGGATAGACGATCGCGGCGTGGACGTCCCGGACTGGGATAACGCGACCACCGCGGTTGAGTCGTGGATCAGCGTACAGCCGCTGTCAGCATCCGAAGCGACCGATATGGGGCGACAGGGCGTGCTCACCATGCAGCGCGGCTACGGACCCGCCGACACGCTCCTGACGGCCAAGTGTCACGCCATCATCGGCGACGTAACTTACGAGGTCGTAAGTGTCGAGCCGTGGGACTTCGGACGGCTTTCCCATGCCGAGGCCATCTTCGAGCGCGTGGAAGGGTGAGCGCCTATGCAGATGCTCAAGCTCAACTACATGGGGTTCGTCGCGCTCCGCAACTCGCCCGGCGTCATCGCCGACATCACATCCAGGGCCCAGCGCATCGCGGAGGCGGCAGGTGACGGATTCAAGGTCACACCGGTGCGAACGAACTTCTCGATCACCGGCCGCGCAAGTGTTCGGGTACTCACCGAGACCGCCGAGGCGATGGTCGCAGAGGCGACGGACCGCACGCTCACACAGGCGATCGACGCAGGAAGAGGGTGAGCCCGTGGCCGAAATTATCATGTTCCCCGACATCGAAGACATCGCCGCCGCGGAGCTTGAGATTGCGTTGGCCGACTACGACCGCGAAGTCCCGGTGTCCGTGACCGTCCCCAACCCGCGCCCGCCCGAGTTCGTGACCGTCCAGCGCAAAGGCGGCCTGAAGCGCGACCTCGTCACCGACTCCGCGTCGCTCGCCTTCGAGTGCTGGGCGATGACCGGCGCATCCGCCGCCTCCCTTGCAGCACTTGTCCGTGCCATCGTTCATTCATGGCGCGGGACAACCCTCATCGGCGGGACGATCGTCTACCACATCTCTGAGTTCGCTGGCCCCGCGTACCTGCCCGATCCGGTTTCCAAGCAAGCGCGCTACACGTTCACCGCCGCGCTAGACGTGCGCGGCGCCACACTTCGATCAGGAGGTATCTCGTGAGCACAGACACCGACAATGTGAGGGTGGCCCAGTACGGCGAAATCTACGTCGCGCCGCTCGGGACAACGCTGCCCACCAGCGTGACCGCCACGCTCAACGCCGCGTTCGACAGCGTGGGCGGGATCAGCGAGGACGGATTCAAGCGCCGGCCCGAGCGTGAGGGCTCGGACGTGAAGGACTGGGCTGGCGATTCCGTCCGCGACCTCCAGACCGCCGTCAAACACGACTTCTCGTTCGTCATGCTCGAGACCAGCGACATCACCAAGGAACTTCTCGGGATGGAGGAGGGCGTCGGCTGGACCGGCGAGCAGCTCCCGCCCCAGTCGTGGGTCATCGACTGGCACGACGGAGACTCGACCACCAGGTTCTGCATCCCGAAGGCACGCATCACGGCGGAGGACGAAGTGGACCACTCCGCCAAGGACGTCGTAAAGTACGGTGTCACGATCAGCCCCAAGAAGGTAGACGGCAAGTACTTCCTGCCGTACTACGACGACGGGGTGTCCTGATGCCCAAGGCGCCGCGTAAGACGTTCGACCTTGCCGCCGTCATCGCGTCCGAACTCGCGAAGTCCAAGCCGCTCGAGATCGTGGCCGGGGACAAGACGTTCACGTTCCCGCCACCCGTTCTGTGGCCGGACGAGGTTTTCGAGGTCAACGACATCGATAGCATGCGGCTGCTGCTCGGTGACGACTACGAGGCGTTTGTCGCCGCCGGTGGCACAGCCAAGCTGTTCTTCGGCGTGATCCTGCCCGAGTGGCAAGGCGCGACCCTCCCGGAATCGCCAGCCTCCACCGACTGATCGCCGAGCACGGGGAGGCTATCGAATACGACCTGCTCCGCCTAGGTCTCGACATCCGGGACCTAGGCGGGGCGCTGTCGTACCGCCGTCTGCGCGTCATCCTTGCCAACTCCGCACCCGACAGCGCCTATGCGCGCTCCATCGGCGGGGACGGATGGACGCTTTCCGACCAACTGCTGGGCATCGCCATAGACGTGCTCGCGGCGGCCAACTGGCAGCGCGGCGGAGGCAAGGATGCGCGTCCGAAGTCGATACGCCCGCAGGCCAATCTCGCACTGAACTCCACCGATGCCGCGATCATCTCGCTGGTCCGCGAACGGGCCGCACGTCGCAAGGGAGCCTGACATGGCCGGAATCGACCTCGCGACCGCCTATGTCACTATCCTTCCCTCCACTAGGGGTCTCGGCGCGACGCTGAACCAGCAGTTGGTCGCGCCCGTGGGCGGTGCCGCCAAAGCAGCTGGCGGGCTCATGTCCAAAGGCATCATGGGGCCGATGGGTAAGATCGGGTCCGCACTCGCGGCCGTGGGCATCGCGTCATTCCTCAAGGGCTCCGTCAAGGCCGCGAACGCCGCGGAAGTGTCGCAGACGCTGCTGCGCAACGCGGTCGAGCAAGCGGGCGGCTCCTGGGCGGCTTACGGCGGCAAGCTCGATACCGTCATCCAGAAACAGTCCATGCTCGCGGCGGTGGATGACGAGGACCTCGGCGACGCGCTGCGCTCGCTCATACAGGCGACGGGCGACGTGGACAAGGCCACGGGTCTGCTCGGTCTGACCACTGACCTCGCCCGCGCCAAGAACATGGACCTCGCCACTGCTTCCAAGCTCATCGGCAAGGTCGCGATGGGCAACGTGTCGATCCTGACCCGCTACGGCATCGTACTGGAGAAGGGCGCGACAGCCACCGATGCGCTCGCTGCCATCCAGAAGAAGTTCGGCGGCGCGGCGGAAGCGTACGGGAAGACGACCGCTGGCGCACTCGACCGCGCCAAGGTATCCATCGAGAACCTTCAAGAGACCGTCGGCAGTACGCTTCTGCCGACCATCGGCAAGTTCGCGGATGCCGGGACAAAGGCTCTGGCAGCGTTCGACAAGTGGCCGCCAGCAGCCAAAGACGCCGCGATAGGTGTCGGCGCGGTAGGCGCGGCGGCTTTGGTTGTGACGCCATGGATCGTCAGCTTCGCTAAGGCCGTGGGCGTCGCAAACTTCGCGGTGGGCGGGCTGGTCGCCGCCGGGGCCGTGGCTAACTACTTTGTGGCGAAGCAAGTGAACGGCTGGGCGCAGTCCACCGTGAAGCTGCTCGGTCTCACAGAGGCGCAGGACAGCGCCAACGCGGCCATCCTGCGCTCACTCCCACTCCTGCGGTTTGCGGCCGACCTCCAGCACGGTGCAGGCTACTCGGCACGCATCCTCGGTGAGGCCACAACCGAGGCGTCGGGCGCCACGAGCGCGGCGAAACAAGTCACTGACGCGATGGCCGCTGCGCAGGGCGCGATGGCCGACGAGGTCAATGGGGCCACCAAAGCATGGCGGGCCGAGACGCTCTCGATGCTGGACAGCCGCAACGCCCACGAGTCTGCACTCGGCAATGTCATCGCGGCCAAGGACGCGGCCAAGGCGCTGGCGTCCGCGCGCAAGAGCGGCAACCCCGCCGAGATCGCACTCGCCGAGATGAAGCTGAAAGACGCGCAGGACCTCGCCGCGCAAACGGCCGACAATCTCACGAAGAAGCAGGTCCAGCAGGCTATCAAGATGGGCGTGCTCAAGGGCAAGGTGTCGGACTACATCACGACGGTGCACAAGGTGCCGAAGAAGGTCACGACCGAGATCGACGTGGACGTGAACGACACTCCGCTCCGGCGCCTGATAAAGACGCTGAAGGCGAACGGGCTCCACCTTGGCGGAGGCGCGATCCGCTTCGAGGTCACGACCGGAGTCGGCGGTGGCGCGCTCGGTGGCATCATCCGGCCCCAGGCGCTCGGCGACATCATCCCATCCGCTGGCAGGGGCACGATCGTCGAAGTCGCCGAGAACGGATACGCCGAGACGCTGCTCAACTGGGCGCCGTCCAACCTCCGCCGCAATGCCGCGCTCATGAACGCGACCGCTGCCGGGATCGGACTCGCGCAAGCGGCTCCGGCACGCGGCGGCGACACGTACATCACGGTCAACGCGGACAGCATGTCCGACCACCGTCGCATCTATGACGTGGTCGTCGACGCGCTCGCCGAAACGTCCCGCAGCGCGCTCGCCTACGGAGGTGCCTTCTGATGGCCGACCTGCTCCAAGGTGGCGACTACATCGTCGAGGGCGGCAACGACGGCTTTGTGATGACGAGCTTCGCACCGGGTGGGATGGTGCCGCTCGAGTATGCCGTCACCGAGTGGCGGGCGAACCCGTCGGTGCGCTCATGGCCGTACATGGACATGCACGATGGCGCCGACCCGGTCATCGACGGATTCACGACGGGGCCGACGGAAGCGGCCGCACGCGCGGAGCTGGTCGCGCTCATGGACGCATTCAAACCGGGTGCGACGCTGCTCTGGCAACCGGACGGGCAAACGTACCCGGTCATGGCCTCGATAGCGGCGGCCGACGTGTCCGTGACGGCGCTGGACCCATCCACACGTTTCGACGGCACCAGCGCCTACATCCCGGTCAAGATAAGCATCAGCCTGTTCCCCTACTGGCTCGCGGCTCCGTACCTGGTCACGCTCGACGTCCCGGTCGGCGTCCCATTCGTCGCCGAGCTCCGCGACGACGCGCACCCGCACACAGGCGGCGACATCCCCGCGCTTGTGAAGTGGCGCGTGACCAGCGCGCAGGCATCGTCACGCTTCGACCTCGCGCTGAGGTCGAACCCTGCTGCCGGGTTTGCGCCCATCCTCGTCTACGGCGACGTGACCGACGCCGACGCGTTCGCCGACGAGCATTGCGCGGACCTCACGATGGGCACGGAAGCGGCAGCGATCGGGACCGCCGAGTCGGTCGACGTCGCGGCCATGACCGGAGACTTCGTCGCGATCGCGCGCGTGAAGTCGTCCGGCGCCACGCCCGCGAACGTGAAGCTCAACGTCGTCTCCACCGTCACGCCCGCAGTCGGCCCCGCGTTCAGTCTCACCGGCCCCGACGTATCCCCGATCACGACCGCCGAGTTCGAGTGCGTGGACCTCGGCCCGATGAGCGTTCCGGCCGGGCGCGTGGAAGCAGGGCTGTCGGGCACGATGCTCGGCCCGGAAGCACTCGTGAGCTCGCTCGAGACCGGTGTTACACCGACCGCACTCAGCACCACCGGAATCGACCTCGGCACCGTGACGGTGGTAGATGGGCGCGCCCGCATCGCAGTGGACGCGATGGCAGCCGTCGCACCGACCACATACAGGCTCGGGCTGTTCGATGGCGCGACGCTCGTTGTTGGGACGCCGGGCTTCGCGGCGACCGGCTCATTCAACTACCAGTCGACCTACGAGTTCGACGTCATAGCGGGTACCTACACGCTGCGCGCATGGCTCACGTCCAGCGCGGCCGTCTCCGTGCTCACGAACTCCGCACACACGCTCGTCAACTACAAGCTCTACGAGCGTCCGCTCATCGCCCAGGGCGCGACCGTGAGCGTGCTGGCGCGCCAGACGGGCGCCACGAACAACATCCGCATAGACACGCTCGCGCTCCTGCCGACCGACGAGGGCTACGCATCGGTGCAGGGCACGTTCGCGGCCGGTGAGGGCGTCTGCCTCGACTACTCATCGCCGAACGCGACCCAGCACGACTGCTACATATGCAACGCCACGGCCACGGGCATATCGCTCGTCGGCTCCATGACCCCGCTCGGTCCGCCGATGCTGCCACGGCCCGGCGACAACCTGATCCTCGGCATGGTCTGGGTTCCCGGTGACGAGCCGCCGGGTCAATGCACGATCGTCGCCGAAGTGACCGCACGCCACCTGCTGCCGTACACCGGGGAGTAGCCATGCCATTCACGCCAACCGCCCGGCCGAACGACTCCCGTTACGATGTCTCGGCCACACAGTGGAACAAACTCGTCGGCATGTTCGTCGGCGTCGAGCGCGTCATCGTATCCGAGGACGAACCCACTCCGCCGCTCGACGGCGACCTGTGGCTGCGTCCCGGCGCGCCTCCGTACTCTCCCGGCGACCCGGCACCCTACGCGCCGCTGGCCGACTACGTCGTGCAGTACGACGGCACGATGCTCGACCTCACCGGCGGCGCGGCGGCCACCATCACGGGCAACGGCGGGGTGCTCCCCAACGTCCGCCCCGGCAGCGCGATCTCGGCAGGCACCAGCGGATACTTCGGTGACTTCACGGCCGACGTCGTAGTGACTGTCCCGACCTCAGGTTGGGACCCCGCCGAGGGGACGGTCATCATCGTGGCCGGTCCTCCAGCCGCCGCTACTGCCGTCGGTGCGTTCTCGTGGAACGCCACGAACAATCTCAACCGCATAGCCGTGACGCGGACCTCGTCCACACACGGTAACGTCGTGCTGTCCACCCGTCATGCAGGCACGTGGCTCGAAGCGCCCTACGTGTCGGTGACCTCTGGCGGACTCAAGCGGTTCGGCGGCACGTGGAGCGTCGCGTCCGGTGAGATGTGCGGCTACCTCAACGGCATCGCCGGAGCGTTCGGTGCCACCTACGTCGCGCCGTCCTCGATGCCAGCGACCGCCATGATCGGGCGCCTCACGTCCACGGCGCAGCCGTTCGAGGGTCCGATGAAGCGGGTCATCGTCTATGGCCGCGCACTCACCCCCGCCGAGTACGCCTACGTGAACAGCGTCATCTAGTGGCCGCCCTCAATCCGCATATCCTGAGCGTCCCGCACGCGCAGGACCCGCTCGTGACGCCGACCTACGACGACTCGGGCGAGACGGTGCATCCGTCGGTCCGGGACTACGGCTCCGCGTGGAACGGCTACCGCTACTGGATGGCGATGACGCCGTACACCAACGGCTCCGGCGACACCGAGAACCCGTCCATCCTCGCGTCCAACGACAAGGAGACGTGGGTCGTTCCCGAAGGACTCACCAACCCGATCGACGCCCCGGCCGCCCCGGCGTTCTACCACGATCCGGAGCTGCTTTTCGACGGCGCGACGCTCTGGTGCATCTACTCGAACATCTACGCCAAGTCATCCACCGACGGCGTCACGTGGTCCGCGCGCCAGAGCCTCGTCGGTACCTACGGCTCGCTCGGCGGTGCGTCTCAGACCATAGCCCTGCTCGACGGCGTCTACCACCTGTGGTGCTGCGACGACAACGCGAACCCGGTGACGCTCATCCACGAGACCGCGACCGCATTCCTTGGTCCCTACAGCGACCGCGCGACCTGCACGGTCACGGGACTCCCCGGTGACCGGGACCTGTGGCACGTCTCGGTCGTGCGCTACGGCGAACAGTGGATCGCGGCTATCACCACCTGCATCCTCGGCACGTCCGGCGAGCAGGCGGCGCTCCATCTGGCCGTCTCAGACGATGGTCTGGCGTGGAGTATGCCGGTCATCCCGCACATGGAGCCGGGCAGCGGCCTGTGGGATACCACGTCCGTCTACCGCGCGTCGCTCGTCCCGCTTCCGGTCTCGGGTGGCGCGGAACTCTTCGATCTCTACTACTCCGCGCTGCACTCGCTCGGCAACAACACGTACCAGTGGCACATAGGCCGCACTCAGGTGCTCGATTCCACCATCGTCGCGATCACTCCGCAGTTCCACAACTACGGCTCGTGGCTCACCTGCGCACCGCCGCGGGTGTGGGTCGAGGACTCGTGGCGCGTCTGCTCGATACTCTTCCGGACCGGCGGGGAGTGGGTGTGACGCCATGACGTGGGGCATCTTCGACCCCGGCATCTTCGACAGCGACATCTTCGACACTGCCCACTATCCGGTGCGCGGTGTCGGCAACGGCGTGCAGGCGATCGTCTATCCCGCGGGGCAGCCGGGCAACCGGCCATCGCCGTACCTCGTGCCGCTCGCCGCCCCGCCCGAGTCCGGAGCCAACGTGTTCGGCGGCTACGACTCCGCCACCGTCATACAGCGCCGTGTGAGCCGTTCGACCTACTCCAGGCTCCTGCACGCCGACATCGTCCTGTTCGGGCGACAGGGGCCGTACTGGGGCGGTATCGTCCATGAGTGCGCGCCGGATGGGACCCTGCAATGCGTCGGGGACATGCGCGCGCTCGGATGGACGCCGATGGGCTTCACTCCCGGTTCGCACACCGCGTTCTCGTCGTTCATGGGCGCGGGAGTGATCCTGCCGCAGATCCCGGACTGGCAATCGGACGAGGCCGCGTTCTTCGGCGATCCGGGCCTCACGCTGGACGCCGCGATCGAACCGGCGCCGAACCGGATGCTGGGCGAGTACATCTCCGAGGTGACCGCGTACAGCGACTGGCAATGGGGCTCGTACTACGAGTACACGGGCGGCCGCTGGGTGCGCTGCTGGCACTACACCGCCCCGAGTCAGGACATCGCCTACGTCGTCACACTCTCGGCCGAGGACGCCAAGCAGTTCATGGGCGACTCGCTCGAGCCGATGCGCAGCGTCATCGTCACGACGTGGGGCGAGTCCAGCGTCACGACCACGACCGACACGGACGAGTCTCACTACCTCGTCTCCATCGGCCGGGACATCGCCGGGGCCATCTCATCGCCGAACACGCAGTCCGCCGTGGACGCGGCCCGGATCGCGGAGGCCGAACTCGGCAGGCGCTACCGGACCAAGGCGGGCAAGGTCGGCAGACGTCCGCTCACGAAGGCGGACCAGCGGCGGATCAAGAGTCTGAAAGCGTCATCGCACACGCGCCAGGGTCGCACCATCGCCCCGATGGCACGCATGGTCATGGCCGACTCGTACCGCGGCGGCGGTGGCAGCGAGTCCACGAGCCGCATCCAGCTCGCGACGGGGCTGCCCGCGTACCCGCCGTCGGTCCGTCCCGGAAGACTCGCCCGCGTCAACGGCCCAAACTTCACGGACGTGCTCCGGATCCTGTCGACGCGATGTGTGGGCGATAGCAGGGTCGTGCTCGAGTTCGGCGTCGATTCCGGCAACCTCCCCGCGCTGCTCGCACGCCGGGGCTGACTCATGCGCGCCGTCGTGATGTTCCTGTGCGCGCTCCTGCTCGCTCCGTGCCCCGCGATCGCTCTGGAGGCCGCCGTGGACTTCCCGCGTCTCGGCATGTGGTGGCCCGACAACGAGCGGCAGTCCGTCGCCGACCGCGCCCGCTACGCGTTCATCGGCCTCCAGAACGCCGACGCCGACCAGATCGCGCCGCTCAAGGCCGCGAATCCGGCCATGAAGATTCTCGGCACGCACTCAGCGCGCGAGCTGAACTACCGCGAGGGCGACTACAGCCATCCGCTCAACATAGAACTGCGCTCCGCCTCCCTGACGTGGGCGCTCTCACAGGTCGGTTCCGCACTCACCGCCGCTATCGGCCCGAATGACACCGTCGTGCCGGTGTGGGCCGTGCGCAAGGGTTCGACCACCCTGTTCGCGCCCGGTGACGTGTTCGCAATCGACAACGAACTGTTCAAGGTGCGTTCCACCAGCGGCACGAACCTCACCGTCTCCCGTGGCATGTACATGGGCACACCCCCGACTGCGCATGCGGGCGGGGCACGTGTGGCGAACGTGTGCATGACATGGAGCGGGGCCATCTCCTTCGACCTCACGTCCGCTTGCCCAAAGGCGGACGTGGGTCACGGCCCCGAGACGTGGGCGCAGTGGAACACCCGCCGGTTTGGCGACGTGCTCCGGGGCGCGGCGTGGGACGGGATCATCATCGACTGCGACGAGGGCGAGTTCTCCTTCTGGACCCGCGTCTCGCTCTCGCCGCCGATTCGCACCATCGACACCGACCGCTCCAACACCGTCCGCACTAACTATGCCGCGTTCGACGCCGCGTACAAGGCCGGGACGCTCGCCTACCACACGGCCATCCGTGCGCTCGCTGGCGAGTCCATCATCATCGTCAACCGGGGCCTCGACGACTTCGGCACCATCAACGGGACCATCTTCGAGGACTTCCCGAACGACTCCGCGTCTGAGTCGTGGTGGACCCAGCGCATCGTGGGGCCGTCGGACAGCGGGTGGAGGCCGTACCTCGACTGGACGACGAGGGGCCGCGACCCGGCCTACACGCTCATCGAAGTCTACGAGGACGACGGCAAGTATCTGACGCCGACCTATCGCCGGATGCGCTACGGCCTGACGACCGCGCTCATGGGCGACGGCTACTTCTCCTATGAGATGACCAATCACGGCGTCGGTGGCCTGTTCTGGTTCGACGAGTACGACAACGCAGGCAAGGGCCGGGGATGGCTCGGGACACCGATCAGCCCGCCCCAGCGGCTTGCGAACGGTGTGTGGTGCCGGTCGTTCACCCGCGGCCGCGCGTTCGTCAATCCCACGAGCAAACCGCAGTCGTTCGACGTGCGGGGCAAGTTCGTGCGCATCGATGGGACGCAGGACCGGGCCGTGAACAACGGGCAGGTGGCGCGCGTCATCACGCTCCCGCCGCGTGACGGGATCGTGCTCGTTCGACGCTGACAAGGAGGCGAGCCGCATGAGCAAGGCTGACCAGTACCGCTCCAACGCCCTGCACGAGGTGGGGGAAGACTACGAGTGGGCGCACCAGGGCACGGGGGGCGTCGCGGGCAGGGACGAGTACGACTGCTCCGGCTTCTTCTGGGCGATGCTGAACGACGTGGGTATCCGGATCGGGCGCACGACCGCTGACGGCTACCGGCGCATGGGCTCGCACATCTCGGCGCCGGGGCATGTCGGCCGGGACTTCGCCGTGCTGCTCACGAACGGGCACGCACCGGCTCATCACATCATCCTCTACATCGGCTCGGACGACACGGTCGAGGCCAAGGGTGAGGCGTGGGGCGTGATCCGCTCCAGCGTGGGCGCCGCCAACAAGCGCGGGGCCCGGTGGTACCGGCTCGCCGCCCGCTATGACATCGGCGAGCTCACCGGCGCGAATCCGCGGCCGACCTCGCGCCGCTACCCCGGCAGGCTCCGCAAGGGTGCCCGGGGCAACGACGTGCGCTGGGTGCAGAAGCGGCTCAACGTGCATCACATCAAGACCGGCGTTGACGGCGTCTACGGTCCGCAGACGGCGTCGAACGTGCGCGCGTTCCGCAAGGCTCGCCGGATGCTGCCAGGGAGTTCAGTCGGGCCCAACGTGTGGAAGGCGCTGGCGAAGTGAGCACCGATCCTACGGCGTGGGCGTCCGTGCTCTCAACCAGCGGCCCTGTCGGCCTTGCGCTCATCGTCATGGTAGTGCTGCTGGCCGCCACCTTCGCCACGTCGGTCACGCTCGTGACGCTGCTCATCCGCTACATACTGAAAGAGGAGCGCATCCCGAAGTCGGTGTGGGTGGAGGAGTGCAAGGCGCACGCGGAGCAGGAGTCGGCGCTCGCCACCATGACCGCCGCCCTCCACGAACTGATCTGGACGGTGCACGCACTCGCCAAGAACGGAGGTGCGTGATGTCTGAACTCGCCGTCGCCATCAGCATCCTCATCGTTTCCATCGCCATCTATGGAGGGACCGCGGCGGGGATCCTCGTCGCTCACGCTGTCCTGCGGCGTGTCCCGACCCGTGATTCCGCACGCACCCAACTGTCGCTGGTCCAGACCGACGCGGACTCGGTGCTCCGCGCGGCTCAGGAACTGTCAGGGAGCGTGAAAATCGCTATCGACGCAGAATCACTGGAGCGCCACCTGAGAGGACACCATGCCTGACACCATCGTGATCGCCTACGGCATCGCCGCCGCGGAGTACGCCATCCTCACGGTAGTGCTCATTGTGGCGGCGCTGCGCAATCACTTCCGCCATCACCTGTTCAGGCCGGCCATCTTCGCGGTCGCGCTGCTGTCCGCCGTCAACGCGGCCCA